AACGGTTACGAGCAAAGGGTAACCTTCGGTCTAAACCAGAATCCAAAAAGTTATTCCGTAGATTTCAGTCTTAGCGACGCTGAAGCAGATGAAATTGAGACTTTTTTAGATGCTAGAGCTGCTGATGCGGCGGCCTTTACATGGACTCCACCAGATACAAGTACTTCAGGTAATTATGTTTGCAGTAGTTGGACTCGATCAATGTTTGATTTCCAACGAAGCAAAATAAGTGCAACTTTCCGTCAAACGTTTTCCCCATAAATGGCTTTTACTGCTTGGGCTGGTTCAACTGCTTATAGCGTTGGTGACATAAGAAGAGCAACAACGCTCCAGCCAACTGGTCTTGTTTTCAAATGTACTGTTGCAGGAACTTCTGGAAGTTCAGAACCTCCCTGGCCTACAGACGTTAACGGAACAACAACAGATGGAGGAGTCACATGGACTGGTATCAGTGCGCTCTACGACGATTTATCTTCACTAGCTCCTGATACTGTCATTGAATTATTTGAATTGAGACCAACACAAGAATTACATGGGACAACAGATATAACGAGATGGCACTGCGGGGTAGCAACTAACCAAGTAAGTAACATCGTTTGGAACGGCAATTCTTACATTCGGATTCCAATTCAGGCGGATGGATTTGATTTCACTTCAGCAGGAAGTTTACCCAGACCAACTCTTACTGTTGCTAATGCTTTTCCTATTTTTGCCTCTTCTATTTCGGCTTTACTAATTGATGTTAATAAAACAACAGCAGGGAATGACCTAGGGGGAGCAGAAGTCAGAAGAATAAGAACTCTAAAGAAATATCTTGATGGAGAATCTGCTGCTGATCCTTCTGCTACTTGGCCTGAAGAACGTTGGTATATAGACCGTAAATCTTCAGAGAACAGAGATACTGTTGTATTTGAACTCGCCTCTAAATTTGACCTTGCAGGTATGCATGTACCTAAACGTCAATTGATTGGAAACATATGTCAATGGGCCTATCGAAGTTCCGAATGTAGTTACTCAGGCAGCAATTATTTTGACATTAATGACGATAGTGTTTCTACTTTGGCGGCGGATAGATGCGGTAAGCGTCTGAGTAGCTGCAAAAAAAGATTCGGTGAGAACGGAGAATTACCTTTTGGTTCGTTCCCAGGTGCAGGAAGACTCAAATGATGCTACCAACTGATATTCAAGAAGCTGCACTTAAGCAAGCTAAAGAAGAGTTTCCAAGAGAAAGTTGTGGTCTGATTGTTGTTATAAAAGGGAAAAGACGTTATTTCGCTTGTAAAAACATAGCTGAGACACCCTACGAACATTTTGTTTTAGATCCAAAAGACTATGTTGAAGCACAAGACAAGGGAGAAATCGTAGCAGTCGTTCACTCACATCCAAAAACAAATCACGCCCCGTCCCAAGCAGACAAGGTAGCTTGCGAAAAAACCGGATTACCCTGGCACGTTGTCAATCCAAAGACAGAATTATGGGGTTATTGTGAGCCTTCTGGTTATGAATTGCCTTATGTTGGAAGGGAATTTATGCATGGCTTGGTCGATTGTTATGCATTATTAAAAGACTGGTATAAGGGAGAGTTAAATATCGAATTAAGGGATTACGAGAGAAGAGATGAATGGTGGCATAAAGGACAGAATCTTTACTTAGATAATTTTAAAAGAGAGGGTTTTTATGAAATACCAGAAGAGGAAATGAGTTTTGGTGATGTACTTTTAATGCATATAGAATCTCCTGTTCCTAATCACGCTGCCATTTTCTTAGGAGATAACTTAGTTCTCCATCACGTTCAAGGAAGATTGTCCTCCAGAGATGTGTATGGGGGCTATTATCAAAAGGCAACTGCCAAGGTGTTGCACCATGAAAATCGTTAAGGTTTACGGAGAACTAAAGAAACGCTTGGGTGGCAAAAGCCAGTTCAAGCTTGATGTTCGCACTCCAGCGGAGGCTCTAAAAGCTTTATGTTCTAATTTTCCTGGCTTAGAGCAGTGGTTATTAGATAGTCAAAAAGATGGAGTTGCTTATAAGGTTCTTTTAGGAAAAGACCGCATACACGAAGATAATATAGAAAAACTAATACAACCCTGGAGCGAGAAAGAGACTTTTAGGATTACCCCTGTTATTGCTGGTGCTGGTGGTGGAGTAGGTAGATTTGTAATGGGTGCAGTTTTAGTGGGGGCAGTTATAGCGACAGGAGGAGCTGCCGGAGTTGCTTGGGGTGCAGGAGGAGGACTGGGTTTTGCTGCTACTGCTGGAGCTAGTGCAACTTTCGGATCAGTTATGGTTGCAGCAGCGGGAAATATAGGTGTTTACTTAATGCTTTCAGGTGTTGCTCAGATGGTTTCGCCTACTCCTAAAGGCCCCAGTACCGATATAAATGCCAATAAGATCAAAAACTACTCATTTAGCGGCATACTTAATACAACTTCCCAAGGTTTTCCAGTGCCTATATGTTACGGAAGATGCTTCACAGGATCAGCAGTCATTTCAGCAGGTTTAGATGTTGTCTAAATGGATAAAGAACTAACTGAACAATTAGGTTTTGGTATCGCTGGTGCAGGTGGCGGTGGCTGTTTTACGGGTAAGACTTTAATTTCCACTCCTGACGGTCACAAGCCTATATCCAAGATAAAAGAAGGGGATATTGTTTTAAGTTTTGACGATCAATCAGTACTACACGAAGCAAAAGTTCTCAAGGTTCACGAACATGAAAACGAAGAAATATGGGAGTACAGCTTTTGGGGTGGGTCTTCTTTTATTGCTACCCCAAATCACTGGGTATTAAACCAATTCAATGCATTTGTCGGCATTGGAACGCTCGACACAGACGACTGTGTTGTTAATCAAAACAATCATTTAGTACCAATTACAGGTAAGAAACCAATAGGTTTTGACACTGTTTATAACTTAACTGTAGAGAATCAACATACCTTTATCGCTAATGGAATAAGGGTACATAATGCAGGATTAGGTTTAGGTATAAGAGGATCTGGAGGAGGAGGAAGTAAAGGAGGAGGAGGACATGTTCCAACTGAAGCTGACGATAACTTAAGAAGTGTTCAATATGGAAGGGTTTTAGATCTTATCTCAGAAGGTGAGATCGATGGTATAGAGGGCGGTGGTAAAGGTATTTATTTAAACGGGACACCTATTTTAAGTTCTTCTGGTTCCGCCAATTTTACGGGGTATCAGTTTGCCACACGAAACGGAACACAAAATCAAAGTTATCTAGGTAATGATAGAGCAAGGGTAGAAGTAGAAAAACAAGTAAACGTAGAAGTCACAAAGGCTACTTCAGTAACAAGACAGATTACAGACTCCGAAATAGATCGTGTAAGAGTAACGATGAGAATACCTGCTCTTCAGAAATTTGAGTCAGATGGGGACATCGTTGGTTCGAGTGTCACTATAAATATCCAAGTTCAATACAACGGAGGCGGCTTTAACTCTGTTGTTTCGAAAACGATTAAGGGTAAGTCTAGTAGTGTCTATCAAAGAGATTTCATGTTTTCCCTTAGTGGGGCTTTTCCTGTTGATATAAAGTTTACAAGAGTATCTGCTGACGGTAATTCTACAAAAGAAGCTAATCAGACTTGGTGGAGTAGTTATACAGAGATAAAAGATGAAAAACTGAGATATCCTAACAGTGCTTTATGTTGGCTTAAATTTGACTCAACTCAGTTCAACAGTATCCCAGAAAGAAAATATTTAGTAAGAGGAATAAAAATAAGATTACCTAGTAATGCTTCGGTAGATACAACGACACATGTAGGAAGAGTTACATACAGTGGGATATGGGATGGAACGTTTGGAGCAGCTACTTGGTGTAATGATCCTGCTTGGTGTTTGTATGATTTAATGACCTCTACTAGATACGGTGCATCGATACCAGATAGTTCATTAGATAAATGGGATTTCTATAATATTTCCACGTACTGTAACGAACTAGTTAATGACGGAAAGGGAGGTCAGGAGCCTAGATTTGCTTGCAATATTTACTTAAATTCAAGAGCAGAAATATATAATGTTATACAGCAAATGACCTCATTATTTAGAGGTATTAGTTACTATGCAGCCGGAAGTTTAGTTGTTCTGCAAGATAAACCTTATGATGCTCAGTATTTATTAGGACCAGAAAATGTTACAGATGGAATATTTAATTATTCAGGCTCAAGTCAAAAAGCAAGACATACAACTTGTTCTGTTGCATGGCAGGACTATGCAACTTTAGGGGAGGTTCAGTGGGAGTATGCGGAGAATGCAGACGCAATATCTAAGTACGGAATCATCAACACAGAGCTACGAGCACTGGGTTGTTACTCACAAGGCCAAGCCCAAAGAGCTGCCAATTGGTTGTTACTAGCAGAGGCGAATTTAACTGAGACAGTTAGTTTTGGTGTCTCAATAGATAGCGGTATTGTCTTACGACCAGGAATGGTTATAGATATTGCTGACCCTGTAAAAGCAGGTCAAAGAAGAAGTGGTCGTCTTAATTCTGCGACAGTAAACCAGGTCACTATAGATACCGCTGAAAATGTGTCTGTCGATCTAGGAGAAAGCCCAACTATTTCAATTTTGATGCCTACAGGTCTAGTTGAAACCAAAGGTATAACAGGGATAACAGGTACAACAATAGATTTATCAAGTTCCTTAAGCGAAGTCCCTACACCTGGAACGGTATGGATAATCGAATCGTCAGATTTAGTGCCTCAAAAGTTTAGGGTAATCTCAGTAACAGAAAGCGATCCAACCGTATTTACGGTGACAGCTCTTCTATATAACGAGAGTATTTATAGTGCGATTGAAAACAATACGAAGATAGAAAACCCCCAAATAAGTGATTTAACTATCGCTCCAGGGGCAGTTACTAATATCACTGGTACGGAACACTTATACCAAGACGGATCAAATGTATTAACTGCTTTTGACTTGAGTTGGACACCTCCTATTCAAAATGTCGCTGAATATTTAGTTAACTATCGGATGGGAGACAATAACTGGGTACAGGTAAAAACGTTATCTCCTTCACTTCAGATAAAAGGATTGAAAGCAGGGACACTTGAGGTAGAAGTTCAGGCGACTAACTTTATTGGTTCTAGTAGTGAATTTGCTACTGCAAACTTTGATATTTTAGGTAAAACATCAATACCTGGAAATGTTACCAACCTCTCCATAGAGCCTATTAATGAAAACTCAGCAAGACTACGTTGGGACGCTACAACTGATTTAGATGTAAAGAGTGGAGGAAAGGTTCATATTCGTCATTCGAGTAAGACAGATGGAAGTGCAAACTGGACAAATGCAGTTGATCTTATAAATGCAAAAGGAGGAGCGACAACAGAGACAGTCATACCTCTTGTAGCTGGTGAGGTAATGGTTAAGTTTGCCGATTCAGGCGGCAGAATGAGTGCATTAGAGACAAGTATTATTGTAGACCCTCCAGATCCTATAGGTGATTTAGCAGTATTAGTAAGAAGAGAAGACCAAGATTCACCTCCTTTCCAGGGGGCTAAAGTTGATACTTTTTATAGTACTGAATATGATGCACTAGCTCTAACTGGAGATGCAGAGTTCGATGCAGTTACAGATTTAGATGCTATAGGTAACTTTGACTTTGTTGGAAATATAGAAGAAACAGGTACTTACACGTTCTTGAATAATTTAGATTTAGAAGGTGCTTTCTCTGTTGAACTAGAAAGAAGATTTGTAACAAGAGGTTTCTTACCTGCCGATCTAATAGATTCTCGTTTCGCCAATATAGATTCTTGGGAAGATTTTGATGGAGGAGCAGTTAATAGTGTAAATGCAATATTAGAGGTAAGAACTACTAACGATGATCCAGCAAGCGGCGGTGCGTCTTGGGGTTCATGGCAAAGCTTTGTTAACGGAACATTTAAGGGTCGTGGTTATCAGTTCAGATCGACATTAACCAGTGGAGCTGTTGACGAGAATATTCTTGTCGATGAATTGGGTTACACAGCTTCCATAAAGAGAAGGAGCGAACAAAGTAACACAGCCGTTTCTAGCGGAGCTGGAACGAAGACAGTCACATTTGCGAAACCCTTCTTTACTGGAACAACCGCTTTAGGCGGGGGTACGAGTACTTACTTACCGAGTGTCGGAATTAATGTAAATAACATGGCCTCTGGAGACTATGTAGAGATGGGAACTGTTACTGGTTCTCAGTTCCAAGTAACATTTAAGAACTCAGGAGGAAATCCCGTTAGCAGAACTTTTACTTGGGTTGCGACAGGATATGGCAAAGGGGTCTAGACTGTAATTAGTTATATCAATTGAAGTAAGTGGCTACTCACGATTATGTGATTGCTAATGGAACGGGTGCAGCCGTAAGGAGTGATCTAAACGGTGTTCTATCAGCAATCGCTTCCAACAACAGCAATGCTACTGATCCAGCAACCACTTATGCGTATCAATTTTATGCAGACACTGGAGACAACACTTTATACATCAGGAACGCTGCTAACAATGGGTATGTAGCGGTTTCAGCAGTTGGAGGCATTGGAACGGCTAACTTTGGTCTCGCTCCAACAGCTTCACCAGTGTTTACGGGAACTGCTGATTTCAATAGCAATACGGCGATCAAAGTTTGTGACGGAACCACAGCCCAAAGACCTGGATCGGCCAGCGTTGGGATGCTCCGCTATAACACAACTACAAACTCCTTTGAAGGATACTCCGGTTCCTCTCCTGCATGGGGAGAAATTGGTGGTGGCGGGGGTGCTACAGGAACAGGAACAGATCAGATATTTTTAAACTACGGTCAAACGGTAACGGGGTCATATTCGATTCCCGCAAACACCAATTCCTTGACCGCCGGACCTGTAAGCGTGGCAAGCGGTCAGTCGGTGACAATACCTTCAGGTTCCAACTGGACCATTGTTTAATTTACGTTTTATCGGCTAACATCTAATTATGGCAATTACACTTAATGGCACGACAGGAATAGTCACTGCTGATGGTAGTGTCGGTGCTCCTGGTCTTAAAGGAACTGATGCAGATAGTGGAGTAAGTTTTGCTGCTGATTCCATTAAATTCTCAACGGGTGGCGTTGAGAGAATGGCAATATCAAATACAGGAGTAACGGGAACAGGTGTAGGGGGTTCAATCCTTCAAGTTGTTTCTATGACTACAACAACAGAAGATGATATAGATGCCGCAACTTGGACGGATACAGGCTTAACACTTAATATTACCCCTGCTGCTGTAGGGAATAAAATACTGGTTTTGATAAGTCAAAATATAGAGTTTAAAAGAACAGATCAAAGTGCCGTTGGAGGTATTAGAGTTTATAGAGATAGCACTTTATTATTGAATACAGGCTCAGCACACAACATGTATGGAATGAATCATTCGGGTGCTGGTGTAACTAGCTGTTATTTAAGAACTCAAATACCTTTGAATTACTTGGATACTGTGCCGGGAACTTGGTCATCAGGTGCTATTAATTACAAGGTTCAAGCAAGACCAACTAGTGCAAGTGACAGCCAAAAAGTAGTCGTTCAAAAAAATAATATGGATTCAACAATAACTCTTATAGAGGTAAAACCATGATAATTACTAGAAAATCTGAAGCTATTAGATCCTTATGTCCTAATGCTTGGTTTAAAGTAAGGGAAAATAAAGATGTAACTTGGATCGACATGAAAGGTGATTCTACACCTTCAGAATCGGCAATAACGGCAGAAATAGCAAGACTAGATAAAGTCTACGAAGATAACAAATATCAAAGAGATAGAGTTTCTGATGGTACAAAAACGTATGACAGTCTCTCAAATCAGCTCGATATGTTGTACCACGATTTAGTAGCAGGTAAACTTGATGCAACTGGCACGTGGGCCAAGCACATCAAAGCTGTAAAGGACGCTAACCCAAAACCATGAGCAGTTTAAAACTAAAACATAGTTCTGGTAACGGAACAATTATCAACGCTCCAGCAGCTAACCCTTCCGCAGATATTACTTTGAAAGTCCCGTCAACAACGGGTACAGCAGGGCATTATCTCAAGGTTGCTTCTGCCAATCACAGTTCAACAAATGCAGAACTTGAGTGGGCTGCGGTTGCTACTGGAGGACTAACAGATGCCGATCAATGGAGAATAACTTCAGACTTTACCGGTTCAGCCGATCCCGTAACTTCTAATTGGGAACGTACAGATTATGCTGGGTTCGCCAAAATAGGCGATGGGATGCATGAATCATCTGGAGTGTTTACTTTTCCATCAACAGGGGTCTGGCTAGTAAATGCTCAGATGCTTGCTAGGAAAGCCGGTAATGCTTCTTATCTACTTCTATACATCCACTGGGCTAATGATGGTACAAATTACACCAACATTTCTCACGGTGTTGGAAGTATTGGAGAAGTACCTTCAAATACTTGGTATGGAAGTGCTCAATGCGATGCAATAGTAAATGTCACGGCAAAACATGGCGATACTAATGCACAAAAAGTTCGAGTTAACATGAGTAGTGAGGGTGCAATTGTAAATGGTAATTCTGGTATGCAATGTAGTGGTTTAACCTTTATCAAATTAGGAGATGTATAACTATGGATAACAAGGGAAGAGCAAATCACATAGAAGATTATTTATCAACAGTTCGTACGGGACAGTGGTTTGGATGGTCTGATTCTAAAAATAAAGTCTATGCAAATTTAGTTGTACATGATGGAGGTTCAAAGCCTACAGAAAAGCAATGCACTGATGGACTAAAAGCATTACAAGACGCTTGGGATTTAGAAAACGATTCATATAAGTCTAAAAGAAGAGCAGCT